GTAGTTGTCCCAATAGCAGATAAAGTATCGGTTGCTCTCCAATCAGCTTGAACATTGTTTGTAGTATCTTTTACTGTAAATACTGGTGTACTTGCATCATTAAATAATATATCTCCAGTAAAAGTAGGACTTGCTAAGGTTTTGTTAGATAAGGTTTGTGTGCCTGTAAGAGTAGCAACAGTAGAATCGATTGCTATGGTAATATTTCCACTTCCAGTTGCATTAATTCCTGTGCCACCAGTAATTCCTGATATTGCACCAGTAGCTACTAAATCAATAGCCCCATCGCCATTGTCATCATAGGTAGCAGTAATGTTTGTATGACTACCATTGGTATCAAACATATCGCCGACCACATCTTGTACATATTCAGTAATAGTTTTGCTACCAATATATAATTCAGTAGATACTTTAACCTTATTACTTGCAATCTGTAAATCGCTAGCTGTACCATCGCCGTCATACAAAGACTGTAATGCAGTCGTTATTCCACCAGTTTCTCCTGTGTGTATTAACTGAACATAACCCTGATTAACAGGAGTGTTGCCTAAATTTGCATTAGAACTCATTAATCAATATCCAATTCTTTTCTAATTTTATCGTCGGTCATACGCTTGAAACCTCTACCGATATCATCTGAAATAATCATAGGTTTGCTGATTAATCTTGTCAGTTTCCCTTTTTCATCGCAATTGTGTATATTTTTCGTACATTTTACAAGTTTTTCATCATTTATTCGTTGTATAGTGTCAAACTGCTTACCACAAGAGCATTTATATTCGTATATCGGCATCTATTTCCCCTTTAAAATTTTTTTTAGTGATAATATAGGGCTAACACTAGATTAGCCCCATATTTTAGCGATTTCACGCAATATTGTTAGTCAACATTGTTGAAGTTAACAATACCAAGTGATGTACTATTAGCAGCGTGCGATAAAGCAGCTCCAAATAAAACATCAGCCACAACTGAAGTAGCTAAGTGGTCAATATCGTATGATGATTGAACACGAGGTGCAACTTGTTGTGCAAAATAAACAGATTCACTTCTAAAAATAGAAGCAGTTTCTGTTGATGATGTACCGCCCTCAGACCAGTCTGTGCTTGGGAATAATTCCATGCCATAAGCTGAAATTAATCTACCAGTCACATTAGGATTCTCAGCATCGCCTCTTTTTTGAGATTCTGTAAAGTCTCCTAATCCTAGTAAAGACATATATGCTTTTGGAGAAGCATACATAAATGTATTGCCATCGCCATAGTCATATCCTGCGTCAAGAAGTTTCTCTAATCCACTTCTTACAAGAGCAGTTGTCATTGTGTCATCAGCAGCTAGTTGAACATCGTTACCTGATGCAGTTTGAATTAATGCAGCGATATAGTTTTCAACTTTTTTCGCTAATGCATATCCCATAGAACGAGAATAAGCGTTGAACAAATCAGCACTTTCTTGAACTCTTACGATATCATCAATTCTTTTAGCTTCATAATGATGTTGGTCTACTGATAATTGAATAACACCATCAGTATTGTTAGTATATGTTACTGCACTTCCTGCACCCTTAGCTGCAGCAGTTTCTTCAGTAACCTTAGGTATGTTTAAGATGTCTCCACCACCTGCTAACATTGATGAGAAGTCTTGCACTTGATTACGAAGAACGAATTTTCTTTCTGCGTAGTCAAGGATTGCATCTCTCCACATCTCTGGAATAAAATTAGCAGCTGTTGTTGGAGTTACATTTCCATCAGCCATTTGTTATTTCCCCTTTTTAAGATTTAATTTCTATAACCCTCTACTATCTGTTTCCAAAGTGTAGGATTCTTCCTAGCTTCTGCTTTATCAGCTTCTGATAGGTCAGCCCACTTAGTGTTTACAGCAAATTTGCCTGAACTCACTACTTCTTTGGCGTCAGATACTTGCACTTTTTTACTACCCAATCTTTCAATGTGCTTTTCCAACTTTAATGTTGGGAGGTCTACATAGATTTCTTGTTCATCATCTGAAAGTTGGGACAACAGATGTTCTCGTCTTTGTTTTTCTTGTATTTCAAAGTTGTCTACGATTGGTTTTAACTTTTCGTTTTCAGCTTTCATGCTTTCATACAAAGATTTGAACTCCTCTTTTTCTTCAAGTCGTTTTGTTTCTTGAAGTTTGAGGTTTTCTTTGAGTTCATTTAACTCAGCCTCTGCTGTTTGAGCTCTTTGACGATATTTTTTGCTTTCTGCAATATATTCGCCAACTTCTGGTACTTGACCATTATTATCTGTTGTAGGAGCGTCGGCTACTGCTTGTTCTTCTACTATTTTACTATCTTCGGACATCTGTCCCCCTTTTTTATTTTATTGTAGTTGTTTTAGATACATATTTTTTTATGTTTCTATCTAAAAGTTCTTGTGTAAATCTTTCTGCTATAAATTCTTTATTTTTCTCTGATAAGTCATAAATATCGTATCCGTGTGGCTTTCTATTTTTATTGCCTAACACTATCTCCCCTCTATCATAAGTAATAATTGCAGTATCAGTTTTTCCTGTGCCTCTCATACCTCTTAAAGTTCTTCCAGTTAAATTCATATTAACAAAAGCTGTTTGAGTGTCAGTTGCCTGATTTCTATATTTTTTTAATTTTACGCCCGTTTTTCCACGCATACCATTTGCTTTGTATCTTTTATAAGATTCGCTTTTATATGGTAAACCGCTTTTATTGTTTTGAAATTTCCCCTCAGATGCGTCTTTTTGTATTTTATCAATAGCATCAAAAGCTAATTTTCGCATAAGTTTAGAATTAGGTTTTACAATTTTACCCAATGTCATACTCTTACCCAGTTATGTCTACAATTATATCCGCCTCGTCTACTAAATCCCCCGAAACCGTCAATAGTTATAGCATTGATTTCTTTTTGAGTAAACGGACCTTTTTCAGCAACTAAATCAAGCACACTTTGACAAGCTTGCCTAGTGACATCATCATCGGGACCTATATATGTAAACTTAATATCAGGAAACTCTGCGAAAGCTTTTGCTCTACTAGCATTAGAGAAAGTTGCGAACGCATCATTTAACAAGAAAGAAGCTTCGCTACTACTTATAAATTTGCCTACACCAAAAGAAGTTGTTATACCTGCTATGATTTGTTCATTTGTTTGTCCTGTTATTATACCTCTCAACATAGATTGCTTTAACTGCGTTGCATATTGTCTAGCTTGTCCTGTTAAATAATCAATATCAAACTCTTTGAGTTCGTTTAACACTCGTACACTCGCTGACGGAACTTGAGTCAACTCAGTTTTGCTAAGTTCTTTGAATACATTGACTATCTCGTCGTCGTATTCTTGACTGACTCTCGCCATTAAGCTTGTGTATCCTAACTTTTCCATTTCATTAAAGAAGTCTATCTGTTTAGCAATACGCATAACTTCTGTATTGTTGAGCTTTGTAAGACCTTTAACAAGTTTCCCGACCTTTTGTACGAGCTCATCTTGTATCTTGCTTATTTCGGCACTATAGAAGTCAAAATTAGCCAACTTGCTCTCCTATTTTGTCTATAATAGATTGCGTATCATCAGTTTCGGTATTTCCCTCAGTATCAAGCTGTTCTACTATACCTTGTATTTCTTCGTCCCCTAAATCAGGATTCTTTTTTCTAAGATATGACTCTCTAGTTTCTAAGTTATTTTGAAATGCCCAAGAATAGTATTTGATTTCCTCGTCCATAGACATAGGCACTTCTCTCTCAGCAAAATCTACACTAAATTGTTCGCCTAATTGTATGCCACCCGATACTTCACATATTCTTTGTGCAATTTTAAATTGTCTTTTTTCAAATGGGCGATATATTTGCTCAATATCACTTCTAAGTGCGTCCATTAAATCTAATTCAGACATTTTTTTAGATAATCCTGATTCGCTAGATTTATTCGTCCAGTTAATCCTCACATTGTTAGCTTGTGCAATACTATCTACCATATATTTAGTAGACTCAATCATGCCATTAATATCGGCATTTGGACTAGCATAGCTAAAATTTGCACCCTCAGGCAGTACCAATGCTTTATCTTGTCCCATAGATATTCTTTGTTCAGTATCTAACCCTGTGAATAAAGGTTGCCCGAGCATAAATCTTCCGTGCAATGCTAGTTCGGTCAATAATATATTTACACTCCTCATACCATCTACTAAATCATTTGCACCCTCTCTGAAAAAATCCCTCGTATATGCGTGTCTGTGTGCTATGTTAAATGGTAAGATATCTCCATAAGGGTTTCTATCTCCCTCTACAATAGAAGTAATAGCACCTCTACTGCTTATCATGAAGTGTTTGCCTTCCATATCTTCAGTTTCTTTACTCCAGAACATATATTGAGCATCTTCTGTTCTAGCTTGTAATTGTGATTCTGCTTGATACATAATAGCAAAGGGCTCATCTTCGTTAGGTTTAAAAAAAGGAGTGAAGAAGTGTATAGGTCTATATTCTAGTTTCTTTTCATCTTCGTTCCAATGCGTATACAAAGCTTCTGTTCCTAAGAGATAAGTAAGTTGTTCAAACTGCTTCATAAACGAATCATAATCTCCAATAACATCGTTATATTTATCGTTATACCTAATTGCCGAGTCTTGATAAACAAGGGCTCTACGACTGATGATATTTCTTACTAAGTTTATATACATTGGTGGTACTTGCGATAAGCTATCGCTGTTAAAGTATTTCTTTAAGTCTTGTTCAAGGTTAATGCCCTCGTAATAATCAAGAAGTCTTTCTCTTTCTTCCATTTGCTTATCATAGCCCTCTTGAATAGTATCCATAAGCAAGTCATACAACATTTTATCTGTTAAATTATATATTATCATGATTCATACCTTTTTTCGTAATCTCCTATATCACTATCATCAAAGCAGAATCCCTCACTTATCCTCTTGATAAATTGTTCTTGTTTTTTAAGCTTTCGCTCCTCTAATCGATTGCCATACCATAATGCCCCCAAGATAGTAATGACCACCCCTACTAAAAATCCCAATATCAACATTACCACTCTATGACCCCTAAGCTTCCCTTAAATCCATAACGATATTCAATTGGGTACATAACTGCATCTAAAAAGTGTGATAAAGTTTCTGTTTTATTTATTTTACCATTATCCATAGTGGTTAATTCTAAGTCCCTAATAGTGTTTGTACATTTAGGACTGATAAATAGTTTAATTCTTCCTGAAGCGTCTTGTAACATACGATTCAATGCGTTTAATCTATCCTTTTGCGTCGGATTAGCTTTTCTACTAATGACTGTAAATCCAGCGTCAGATAATATTCTGTGGTCGGACTTGGTGCTATTACTAGTTCTTGCTTTTCCTGCAGGGTCAGGATATACAGGAATATCGGGTGCTATTTGCTTCATTTTCTCAGCTAATTCAAATGTATTTGAGTTTTGTAAACCTATTTCCTCAAAGACATATACCTCCCCTGCTACATTTTCGCACATTAACACCGCCGACATATAACTAGCCACACCGAAGTCAATGCCCCAAAATATTCTTGTTGATATATCTAACTCTTTTAAATGTTTATCCCTGCTAAAATTATAAGCACATCTATTTTGTGCGGTTTCAAATGAAGCCAAATACTCTTGACGAAATGTCATAGCATCTAGGTTTTTTTTAGCACTTTCTACTTCTTCGGGTGGTATAAAACCGCCTTGTATTGTAGTAAATTGCCAAGACTTGTAATCACTATCATCAGATTGTCCCTTCACAAACATATCATAGAAGTGATTTTGTATACCAGTTGGAGTGCCAACGAATAAAGCGTCGCCTCCAGTTTCTGCTAACATAGGTTGTACAATTTCCCCCCAAACATTTGGCTTCATAAAAGCATATTCGTCTAATACGCAAGCATTTAAAGAAACACCTCTAAGAGAATCCTCTTTATCAGCTCCTTTAAGCTCAATTTTAGCATTATTAGATAAAGTCACGCTTAATTCACTTTCGTTAATTTTAGCATTTGTTCCCCTAAAAATTCTTTTCATTATGCCCCACGCTACCATTTTTGCTTGCCTATAAGTCGGAAAAATAAACCATCTTCGTTCATATGGCTTTATATCATTACCCATTAACCACAACAAAGCGAAATAAGTTTTGCCCCATCTACGACCGCAAACCAAAACTTTATACCTGCTGTTATCTTCTAGTATTTGTTTTCTAGTAGAATCAATCTTCCACTGCATCTAAGTCAAATACCTTTATTGGCTCATCTGTTACATCTTGTATTCCTACAACTTGTCTTGGCTTGCCCTCTAGTCTATCTGCGATAAAATGAACAGCCCACGATTCACCTTGTACTGCAAAATCAAAAACTTTTCGCATAATAAACTCTAATTTATCATAATCACTCTTAGCCGATATATCCTCAGCACCAATTTTTTTAATTAGTCCTGCTATACTTGTTGAGCCTTTAGGTCGCCCCTGCGGATTACCACTTTGCCCTTTTTTAAATTTTGCCATAATTACCTGTTAATTGCCTGTTATATCAGGAAATCCTTTATGTTTTTTATAGTTCTATTTAATTCTTTTTCGCCAATCATTTCAACTAGCTTAATATTTCCTTTTAAAGCCTCGTTTGACTTTATATTATTAATTTTAGTTGACCTACCTTTTAGAAATTTATCAGATTGAGTATTATTACGACCTATTCTTCTTTCTTCTAACAAGTCATCGGGAAGTTCTAATACAAAAAACTGATAATCATAATTCTGTTGTATGTTTTCTAAGTTCTTAGCAGTAAACAACCTATCGCCCTCAAATAACACATTATAGTCGGTTATCTTTAAAAAATTCTCATAACTTTTTTGTACAGATAGCGACAATTTATCAGTTCCGCTAAATACTTCGTTTGGCTTGTAAACGCCTAAAATTGCCAAATCATCAGAAATATATCCCCTTAATTGACCATATTTAAAGAACTTCGGGTCATCAAGGGAGTTAAGTATCCCCCGAACAAGAGTGGTTTTACCAGTACATGGTACGCCACCAATTGCTACAACTTTCTTATTCTTTCGGATATATTGATTCCCCTGCTTTTCTATTTTTAGCATATTCAAGGTTATCTTCGCTTGTACCGCATTTAATCATATTGTCACGATAGTACATTACAAGAGAATATCGCCTAAACTTTTCTCCGTCGCCAACTAATGGTGTATTACAATGCCATTGGTGTACATCACATAATAATAAATCGCAGTTGTTCATATCAACAGCAACTTTCCATTGAGGTAGCACAAAATGACCACCCTCATATTCCCCCGCTCTTAATACAACTAAATTACCAAACCCCTCAGCAAAATCTCCTGCGTCTTTATGTACTGCTGTTTGCCAATTACGATTGACGGTTACAGTTGTAAAAGCAGTATCATTAATAACAAAATCCTGATTAGTTTCATCAGCTTTCGCTCGTTGTTTTTTGTAATGCTCAGGTGCTAATTCTTTATATGCTTCATCAACATATTTAATAATTGGATATAATTTTTTAAACTCATCAAACTTATTCGCATTGAAAGATGTTTGACGACAATATGGTATGCGGATAGTTTTATCAAAATATCCTACTATACCGCTTCCGCTTTTTAATCTTCTTATCTCTTTAGCTTGTTCTGATTCTAAATTTACACGACTTGTTTTAGAGCGATATTCTTTACCATCAGCACCCTTCACGACATCATTTTTAAAACCAATACTTGTTCCCGATGCTGTTCCTCTATTATTTAAAACAAACGAAACTTTACCGCAAGCATCATAAGCAGTTTTAGCATAGTTTGAGGGAATATAATTTTTTCTAAATTTTAAAAGTGGCTTACCAGTTTCTTCGTCGTAAACATCACAATCGTAGTTAATGAGCAAATCATAGCTATTTTCAGCAATCATAGCTCCTTTAAATGGAGCAAATTCTTCGTCTGATATTTGTTTTTTTAAAAATATCTCCCTCACTTAACACCCTCAGTGCTTAAAAATGCTAAAATAGTATCAGTTGGATTTTTTGTGTTAAAATCTACTTTTAACAAATCAATCCATTTATCAAATATTTTTCTTTGTTCTGCATTAAAAAACAACTGCACCATTTTGACTTCACTATCGTTTAAGTCATCAGGATATTCAACTAATTCTTTATCATCGGCTGTTGCAATAAATTCTAAATCTTCTTTTTTTACTCCTAATTCCGCCTCGGCAAAACCCCAATCAAGAAGTTCTGTAGTGTCAAAATGATTTGCCAAAACATCATAATCCCATTGACCAGTGTTTTTATTAAGACGAACATTTAACTCTTGTTCTTTTTCTAAACTTAAATCAAGTTCTACGCAAGGAACTTTCTCCATACCTAACATTTGGGCGACTTTAAATCTTTGATGTCCCCCTATGATGATATTTTTTCGTTCTTTGTTTTTATTTACAATGATGGGGTCTACAAAACCAAACTCAACAATAGATTTTTTCAAATCTTCATATTGTTTTTCTGTTAATTGTCGTGGATTATAGTCCGCTTCTATTAATTCTCTTAAAGGTCTTTCAATTATCTTCACAATATTCCTCAAATCCTATTTTATAATTTGCTTCATCAAAAGTGCTATGACTATCATCAACACTTTCCATACTATCGTCTAACAATTCATCGTCGTGACTAAATACAGAGTTCTCTAGCAGGCTTGTATTGAAGTTTTTAGCATACTTTACTCTGTTATAAGCTTTATGCCCGACATCAGCACTTTTAACCTCTTGTTCAATCTTTTCTAAGAGTCTATCTGCTTCCGCTTGGTCTTTTATATCTTGTAGAATTTTATCAACCATCTACTAATATGGAAAATATTAGGCAAAAAAGAATATGCCCAAATTGCTAAGTGCACATATTGCTAAATATAATTTTTTTATTCATTAGGGATATATTTGTGTTTAATCTTATTCTTCTACTTATTCTTATATATATTCTTATTGAGGTTTAAATCTTTATTTATTAGATAAAAAACAATTTTTATTTAATTAAAAAAGCCCTCAGCATTATACAAAGGGCTTTTTCGTTGAGTCATAATTGATAACTAACTGACTCTGAGGCAATTAGGAGATTACCTAATTATGTTGATATCCTTTAAAACGATAATGCCCTGGGTTAAAGGCGTCGTTTTTAACTTTGTCGGCATTACCTAGCACAATATTCATAAGTCTGCCTACGCAACCCAAAGTGATATGCTTATGCTCAGGATTAGTTTTATGCCAATCCCATATTTCATTTACTCGTTTATCAAACTCTTTTTTATAGAGCTTGTTAAACTTCTGCATAGAATACTTAGGCACGATTTTACATTTATCGCACTTATAAGTATCCCTTTTAACCTTATCCATTAAGATATCTACAAATTCTTTTTTAGTCATTAGTAATTACCCCTTTCCATTTGAACTTCCATTTTATGCTCCCTTTCGGCTTCTAGTTTTCTTTCCGCCTCAGCTTCCGCCTGAGCCTCTATCATAATTTCGGTTGGTATGGTGTTAGATTTTTTTTCTAACACCTTTCTTCTTAAGTTAGCTTTTTTTATTTCGGCAACACCATTTACTTCATCTAAGTAAAGAGGGATATCCTTCATAAATAATTTCATAGCATTTTCATAAGGACCAGGCATACCGCATTCGCCAAACGAACTTTTACCAATTTGCAAATCAACATACCAATACTCACCAAAAACCCAATCACGAGGCTCCGCACATTGCTTGATATATTTACGCATATCCCTACGAGTTATTTTTTCGCCATTAGCGATTTTATTTACTAAATAACTTTTAGTGAATTTTTTAGTTTTTTTAACTTTTTTAACCATTTTTTAAATCTCCTAATTTATTTTAACTTACACTAAATGTTAAAGTGATTATTTGATAATCCAAAGAACTTTCTTAGAATTTATTAGATTAATATTTTTTTAAGTTAAGAAAATATCTTTCTACATAATAAAAATAGTTTTAAGCTTTTATATGTTTAATTTAAAAATGGAGAAAAAAAATGTTTAAATGTAATAAGTGTGGAAGCTATAATTCCAAAGAGTGTTTTCCTAGGTGTAAATATGTTAGTTAAAAATAGACCTGATGATTGGTATGATAAGCTGTATGACGAGCTGTTTTATTACGAGGGTAATGGCGGTATATTTCAGTTGTTTAAGGATAGGTATCAAACCACAAAGCAAAATGACGACATAAAGTTCTGGAGGTTGTTTAGGTGTTTATATGAGCAACTAGAAGTAGTGTATCCACTTATGGATATAGCCGATATACTAGACGAGGATTATACTCCTGAGATTATGTACGAAACTATGCATAAACACGAGGTCAAGGAGCTTAATAAGTTAAGGAACACCGCTTTACATGGCGACGAGTTTATAAAGTTGTATAGAGGGCAACCTTTCGGCGATATTAACGGCTTTTCTTGGACTACCGACCAAAACCTAGCTCAATGGTTTGCGACTCGTACTAAGACCGATTTAAAGCCAATAGTGTACATCGCTAGTATACCTCGTGAGGAAATAATATGCTACTGGAACGAAAGAAAAGAGAAAGAAGTTTTCATGACTCCGAAATTCGTTTTAGATTATAATATCAAATTAACCAAGGAGGAATTATAAAATGCAAACTTTTTTACCTTATGCTTCTTTTCAGTTATCAGCCGAAGTTCTTGATAATCAAAGACTTGGAAAGCAACGAGTAGAAGCTATGCAAATTATCAAAGCTATTACTGGTCAAAAAACATTATCGGGCAAGTCCTATAAAGGTTGGATACACCACCCTTGTTCAGTAATGTGGAAAGACTATGTACCCTCACTAAAACATTATCACAATGTAATGATTGACGAGTGGGTTAAGCGAGGATTTAAAAACACTATGCTACACTATCCCGATAACGAAATATCAGAATTAGTAATTGACTTGCCATATTGGTTTGGCGACAAGCACTTTCACTTATCGCATAAAGCAAATTTACTGCGTAAAAATTACGATTATTATATTTGCGATAGTTGGAAAAATGTATCTAGCACTATGCCTTATGTATGGTTTGATAAGCATAAAAATAAATATGCCGACCTAGGTAAAGGTCTGAAAATGCATATGCTTTAAAAAAATTTTAATTAAATAGAAATTATCTTTCGCTTTAAAAAAAAATTTAATAAGATTAAGTATGTTAAATAAATTAGGAGAAAATAAAATGGTTAAAAAATATAATTTAATTCAGTTCACTCTTGATAACTATCTTGATGTGCCGACCTATAATATGGATAAACATTTAGAAGCTGAAATATCACATGCTTGTGAATTTTATTCTAACATGTTTAAAGACAAAAATGGTTTCAGACCATCATTAAGGTTTATCGAAAATGATATGGAAAGCTTAAAAGCTATTAATGGTATGATAAGCGATTTACCTAAGGAGGTGGCATAATGGCTTATAACGGATATAAGAATTACGAAACTTGGAATATAATGTTATATGTAAATAATGATAAAATTGTTTATGACTCTATCAAAAATCTTTGGTTAAGTCGTAGCAAATTTAATTATG